GGCTTCGTGCCGGCGTCAAAAAAATGGTTTACGGCCTCGTTGCGTTGTTGTATGCGTAGGGCGTCTGACTTGGCTTTGTCCCTGGCGCCTGTGGTGCTGTTGCACTTTCGGCATGCGGCCCGCAGATTGTCTAATTCGTTGCCACCGCCTTGAAAGACAGGAATTATGTGGTCGGCGGTATCGGCTGGTTTGCCACATCGGTAGCACGGTGGGTTGTCTGCAAGCAGTGTTTGTCTGTTGCGTCGATATGTCAGGTCATTGGTTGTGTGTTGTCTGGGCATTGGTCGGGTCTCCTTTGTACTGATGTTAGGTCAATAGCAAGGTCAAGAAATACTGACGCCCAAAGCGGTAGGGCGCCGCTTCGGTTGTCCTCGTACTACATGACAAGGTTGGGTTGTTTGTGTCCCCCACAATTTGGGCAAGTAGCCACAGGGTGCCGGTCTATTTTTGTTCGGTGGACAACCTTCGCCATTTGTGCCGTTTGGAAACGCTGTTCGCCTACATCGGTGCATAGGCGTCTACCCAGGTTCCCCTGTTTACGGCCCGCCACCTACAACCGTGGTACACCCATGCGACTAATGAAATTGTGTTGGGACTGTATCAGGTGACTGGGTGGTGCCGTGTTTCGAGTCGTACCCAGGTGCCGTTAATCATGATCTCAGCAAATTTGATTGTGGCAGTTCTATAGAACGACCCGTTAATGGTCAGGTATTCCACGTCATGCGAGTTTGATATAGCGATAGCAAACACAGGAATAGTAAACGTGTATTCGTGGTCACCTGTAATAACACGCATTGGGTGGATAGGTTGCATAAATTCAGTCATGGTCGGGTCTCCTGGCTAGTCGGTTTGATATGTCTTGAATGTCTTTTGGGCGCCACACGTGCACTTCAGCACCTGCAGTTGACAAGGTTTCGTGCCACGCTTTTTGCATGGTTGAAACTCTGCCTGTATCGCTTTTGAGTTCGGCGTAAATGATTCCTTTGCTGGCATGGGCCAGTGTCAGGTCTGGGTATCCGGCATGACCTTGTAACGGTGTTTTCCACACCCCTGGGCGGATTTCCACAGCACGGGTGTGCATAACTAGCCAACCGTGCAACTTAGCCAACAGAATTACCTGCGATTGAAAATAAGACTCTTTCATGGGCGCTTATCTTTCAAACTGTACGTATATCTACAAATTCGACATGTTCGCCAACCACTAATCGGGTTTTTATATGTGTTTTCTTCGCTGTATTCATGTCCATTTGCACAATGGGTTTTGCGGCCATTGCTATCTCTGCCTTTAACACGCATGTCAACCATGTTGTCTTTATGAGTACCTAAAAACAGGTGTGAAGGGTTTACACAAAATCGGTTATCGCATGTGTGGCATACAGACATGTCGCTAGGAATAACATCTACAAACAATTCATATGAAACACGATGAGCACGATAATTTTTGCCTTTAACGCAGATTTCGCCGTAACCGTAAACCTGAAGTGTTCCTGTCCAAATCCAGCAACCGTTTGGCATGCCGTATTCGACATAAACTTTTGACATAAAACGGCTTACTAATTGTGGCGTACTTTTAATTGGTGGTCGCCGTTTGGGTTTCAACGGTGGGTTGTCAATGTCAAACAAATAAAGCAGGTCGGTCATGGCGCCAACCTTTTAATCAGTGCCGTACATTCTGCCCTAGTTTCGGGTGCTGGGCCTTCATAATTTAAACCTCGTAGGTACTTCAATTGGGCTTCAGATGGTGCATTGCTCGCATTTGCGCCTAGCGCCTGTGTACGGGGCTTTTCGGGCTGTCTGACAAGCACTGCTGGGGTGTGTGTATCTGTTTGGCGGTTGCGTACTTCTTCGGCGCTAGCCATTTTCGGGCCAAATGACATCATGAACCCTAAGACACGACCTAGGGCGCTGGTGCTGGCGTTCATCATCTCAGAACCTCTGGTAAACGGCGTGGCCCCAGGGAAAATTTCCCATGCCGTATTTTGTGCAGGAATCTGGTCGTCCGGTGTGCGCCAGGCTTGCACAGTTACAGCAATGAAAACTTTGTCACCGATAGTGATGATTTCGGGGCGGTTTTCAACTATGCGTAATTCGGGCCAGCGTTCTAATGCCATAGCAAAGCGTGTTGGTACGTCGACATAGTTTGACAAGTCCATTAGTTGCCCCTGTTTCGGTCGTAGGCGATTCGTTCGGCGTTGGTCATGTTTGCCCATTTGTGTAGTTCTGCACAGCGGCGTGACTCGTCCGGTGTCATGTGGTGCCAGTCGCCTGCCTTGCCACAGTTTAAGCAGATACCTTGCAACAGGTCTTGCATGCGAATGTCAAAGGCGGTCAAGTCTTTTTTGCATAGTTCGCAGGTCATTTGAAACCACCTAGGCGCATGGCAACAATGGTGTCTTGTGTCGACTTAGTCAGATTTGACAGGTAAATGCCGTTTTCTTCGGCAACATATGCCAACTCAAAAAGGGCTTTTCTAAGCATTGCAATATCAGCGGTTTGGGCTTCAAGTTGCCAGGCCGCCGCCTTCATAGCAATTTCTGCTTTGGCTATTGCCGCTGTCATTTCGGCTAACTGTTCTGTCATGTCGGGCCTTTCATTTGTCGGGTTTAATTCTACGATAACCAACTGGTGTGCCAGAGTAACGCATACGACGCCTGTCGCCTTCAGACGTGTTAGCCCAAAAGCCTTGTAACGCCTTTTCGGGAAACGCTACAGCGTAAGCAAAACACTTGTCGAATACGGTGCAGGCTTCACAGATCGGCTTAATGATTGCCCGTGATTCTGCGGACTCTTTGCCGTTACTGGGAAAAAATAGGTTGGTGTCTAATCCTCGGCAGTTTGCGTATTGTTGCCAGTCGGGGCGGTCAACATTAAACATTTGTTAGCACATTTTCCAATGCTTCCAACCGCAAGCACCTGTTTCGTCTGTGGCGTCATACAACAGGAAACCGAAACGCAGGTTTAGGGTTGGGTCAGACATTGCTTCAGCAAACGGCATTGCAAATAATTCTTCTGCCCAATCGGTATGTATTTCATTCGCCTGTACTAAACCGTGGTCATGGCCATTAAAACGTTTTGCCAGTTCGGGGTCACTTGACAAAGGCGTAATGTTAAGGCAACGTGTCTCTTTCCAAATCAGGCGACCTAGTTTTTCTAGCGTTTTGGTGTTGTTGGGCCAGCCAACCGATACGGCTATTGGTAACCATTCCTGGCATTTTGTGTCAGGGTCTACATATGCAACACGGGTTGTGGGTTGTGTCGAAGTAGTGGTGCTGGTGCTGGTGGTTGTGGCCGTTAGTTCTTCGGCCCTGTCCTGCAATTGCTGGGGGCTTAAATCGCCCAGGGTGATGGTGGCTGGCACTACTGGGGCAATTCTGGGTGGTGTGTCTTTTTGGAACGCCACCGCTATTGCGGCACACATCAAATAAGTAAACAGGCCTAAGCCTAAAACACGCTTAACATTCATTTTGGTTTGTCCTTCAGTCGGGGTCAGGTCGGGGTATGTCTACCGATTCGGTAGGTCTATGTCAAGCACCAAATATAGTTTTGAACGCATGGTGTACAACGTCAGGGTGGTCGGCCAGTAGTGACGACACTTCGACATGTACCCATTGGGCGCCTTTTGACCCAATCGTATTTTTGTCGTAAACCCGCCAGGCGTCACGGTCACAGCGGTAGCCAGCGCCCCAGCCTTTGGGGTTGTTTTTGTATGTGCCTGCGTAATCGTGGATTTCTTCTATGCACAAAATGTCACGGTGGGTGTATAGGAAGTCAATCATTTTGAACCTTTGTTCAGGGGTGCCTTTGAGGTCTACGGCCCGCCAGGTGGCGTGTACTGACTTCTTTGGTGGGGTTGTCCCAACCATGTTTCGGTCGTTAAAAATGCCTATGTTGGTAACACCGAAAAGGTAGCAACAGTAGTCAACAAAGACTTTGGTACCTTCACGCTTAGCGGCGTGTACGGCGTCTTTATTGCCGGTATAGGGTCGACTAGTCATCTTGTTTGTCCTTATCTTTTAGGCCATTACTGGCAAGTATTCCTGATAGGGCGCCAGTAAGAAACAACATCATGGGGCTAAGTAGCGACCAGGCTGATTCGTCGTTAGGTGAGACTTCCAAAGGCTGTACCACAAACAGTAGGCCGTAAAGAAGTGAGGCCGTACTAAGAACAAAAGTTAATGACAGCGTTATGCCCACAATTAAAATTAGCCTGGCTTTAATTTCGCTGTTGGTTAGTTTTTTCATGGTTGGCACCTAGTCGAAGTCGGGTTGCTGGCACAGTTGTCACGGGTTCTGTCGCTACAACTGGTAACAACAAACATTAGGGCTACAGCCAAAAGCGCAACAATCCCTAGCGTTTTCATGTCAGCGGATGGTTGATGTTGTACACGCATTGAGTGACCCATGCTTCGTATTCTTCGTTGGTCATGAGGCGTTCGGTGTCGTCTACTTGAATGTAGACGGCGTCTTGTGGGTATAGGGCTTTGTATTCGTCAATGGTCATGTCTAGTTCCTTAATCCATAGACGCGGATGGTTCCGCCTGTCATAGTTCCACCACTAGTGGCCATAATGAAAGATGTGTAACTAGTGGTGTTTCTCAATAATCCGTTTGTCGTACCACCATAAAATGTTGAGTTTGCAACAGATGCTCTAACCGTTGTATTTTCAGTAAGAAATGGCGAATTGACTTCAATAAATCCGTTAAGACTTGATGTGCCTGCTTGGGCTACATAGTTAATGTTGCCTACATTTGCTCCACCTGCGCCTGTGACGACATTGTTCCACCCACTGTAAATCAGTGAATAATAATAGCCAGTAACAGTTGAACCGAATTTTAAATCCAACACATTTCCGTCAAGTGAGTTAACGCCACCTGAGACTGTAATCAGATAGTTGTCGTAGTCAGCCGAAAAAGCACCTGTCACGGTCACGCTAGACACTGCGTTACCGATGGTCTGTGTCTTGACAAGCCACAAACCCACGCTGTTCATCTGGGCCGCAGTCAGGACTGCGCCCGAAGTAAAATCTGGGGGGGTCGTCATAATGTTTCTCCTTTACCAGCCCAAACGGCTGGTATCCAAAATACCTAAAGTAGTGCTATTTAAAATGAAATATTGGTAATAGTTAGCCGGACTAAAATAAACAGTAAACGTTGTTTGTTCAGGCGTGATATTCACATTAAAACCCTCAACACGCACATTTTCTGAAGTAGCCGATTGCCCTTGTGTTTGATAATTCAACACATACTGTTTCATATAAAACTCATACAAAAAAGTCAAAATAGCAGTTTCATTTTGACTCAAATCATTAAAACCAATTTCAAATCTTAAATCAGTTGGATCACTAAAAGTATTAGCAACCCATTGAGCATTACCTAACGCTTGTGTCGTCGTGTAATCAACTGTTGCTGACGAATAGAACGAGGTTCCGTAAGTAGTTACTGAACTTGAATTTGTGGCTGTTTGTGTTGCTAAACCATTAGGCGAAACAGTAACTGTGTTAACAAAATTTGTGCCATTTTGAACCCTCACAAATTCTTGATAACCAATTTGTGATGATGAAACAGTGCGTCCAAAACTTATTGTGCTTGCGTCGATTGGGTAAGATCTCGGAATAATTCCTATTGCATTTTGAAGGCACCAAACTTGTGAGCGTTCAGTAACTGAAAGCAAATTAAGTTGATTTCCAACGGTGCCCGTATACGTTTGAGAACTGGCTATAGATGTTCCGGGGTCGGCTTCAAAATACATATCCTCAGTTAATGGGCCACCAACGTTCCAATTAAATTGTTCAAGTTGTGAGGTTGTATCGGTCTGCGTTAAGGATTTGCTAACCGCTTGCATTCGGCCTGAACGACTAATCCAGTCAACGGCTGTAATTGTTGCAGTGCTCAAACCAGTGTTACCGGGGTAATCATTGAAAGTAATTTCCTGAATCCAAAAATGTTGACGGTAGTAATAATTACCGGGAGTGCTTTGTATTTGAATGACAATGTTTCTGTTTAATGCATAGGAAGCGGCTTGGTTGTTGTCATTTTTGATTGTAATTGAAGCAGTCTGCCCAGAATAGTTGTCAAGATATTTTTGGCGACCAGTAGTGAAATTGACTGATAAAACTTGGCTAGTTACATCAGTTTCACTAACGCCATAAACGGCATAAAGAATTTCCCAATCAAGCCGGGCCATTACATTGTCCGAGTATTCACGGGCACTGGTCCCGACTGACGGACATACTGCTGGAGTGCCCTAACGATACTGTTGGGGTCTCCGCCGTTGACATTGACCGTAATATTGGCACCGCCACCACCAAAGCCCATACTGCCCAACTTTGACAACGGGATAACAGCCTCAGGGCCACGCTCGCCAATCATGGCTAATTGGGCGCTGGTGACTATGCCACCTTCGGCAAGCATAGGAATACCAGGTATGTCGGGTGGGTTTACCGTATAACTGGCACCAAAAGCGCTTATTTTGAATTCCAACAAATCGTTAATTTTGTCAATGACATTACGGTTAATAAAACCGATAATGCCGTTAGCAAACGACTTGCCAACTTCTAACCCTTTACTGCCCAATCCCTTCAATGCTTCAACTAACGAACTAATTAGAGAAGCACCCAAACTGGCGCCAAGGCTGGCCATAGTTTTAACCAGGTCAACAAACAAGCCAGGCAGTTTGGCGATCAGGTCTACAACAAAACGACCTAAACCAAACACAACTTCGGGCAACAATTGAGCAACCCAACCCAATAAAGCACCGGCAAGTTTTACAGCCTGGGCGCCCAACTTCGGTACAGCCTCAGTAACCACCCAGTCAAGAATTGTCAACAACAAATCGCCTAACGCTTTTAACGCTGGGACTATTTGTGGTTTAATCCACTCAACTAAAGCGTTACCCAAAACAATCAGTTTGTCGACAAGGGTTGGCAAACCTTTGTCAAGAATCCAGTTAGCCAGGTCACCCATTAGTTCAGCCAGGCGCTTTAGTGCCGGTGGTGCGGCTTCTTTAATCCATTCCCAAAAGGCTTTAGCGCCATCACCTAAAAGTTTTGCTAGGGCTGGCAAACCAGTGTTTTGTAGCCATTGCCCTAGTTTGTACATCATGTCTAACAATGCCCGTAAAGCTGGTGGGTAAGCCTCTTTTAACCATGCGCCAAACATTGACACGGCGTCGCCTAACAGTGTTTTTAGTTTTGGTAGTTGACCTTTAACTATTTCAATAATTCCCGCTAAACCGTCTTTTTCAAAAGCCTTAGTTAACATGCCGATTGTCGGCCCAAGTTTTGTTGTTATGAAATCTGTAAATTTCATAAAAATAGGTAGCAACTTGCCACCAATAGTGGTCACAAGGTTGTCTAATTGCGCTTTGAAAATACGT